GGCCCGGGTCGATGGTCGGCACTGCTGGATGAACACCTATACCGTGGGTGAGGATATTGGAAAATGGTGGGCTGCCGATGAAATCTCCGGCAACTACCACTATGACGACGTGTTGAGCGGGGCCTGGTCTCCGCCCACCGAGGCTTTCCGGCCCGGCGGTTATGTGGACGATCGCCGCGGCCTGATCCTCTACGCCTACGTCAACCGCCGGCTGCATTTCATCGACCTGGTGACCGGCGCCGAGACCACCTACATGACCTTGCCGGGCACCGGCACGATGTACGATCACCTGGCCTGGGCCGGGGAGGGGCTGGTGATGGCCATCGACTTCGAAACCGGCCGGGTGGCCATGGTGGATTACGTGAATCGGCGGGTGCTCTGGAGCAGCGTCATCCGGCCCTGCATCATGGCGGCGTATGACTGTCTGCACCGGCTGATTATTGCCGTAGAAGCCGACCTCAAGGTCCGGGTCTACACCCTGGACCCGGTGCCGGCGGTGCTGACCAATCCGGCGTTCATCCCGGCCACCGACCAGCATCGGCTGATGGGCAGCCCGGTCCAGACCCGGTTGACCGGGGATGACGGCGAGCCGTGCCCGGATTACTGGATTCACTGGAGCCTGCTTGGGACCCCGAAAGGGGAACTGCTCAAGGATAAGAGCCAAACCGATGCCGACGGCTACGCCGAAAACTACTATTTCGGGCCGCCGGAAGCGGGTGAGATCGGGGAAGAAACGATCCTGGTGAGCGCTAAGGTGCCGTCATGAGCCTGTGGCCTATCAAGACGGTTACCGGGATCATGGAATATGAATTGTGCCAAGGTAACGATGGCTTTTATAACGCGGTGCTATGCACTCCGCCCAGAATCTATCGGGAAACCTTGTTGCAACTCGCCAGTTTCTTTTATGAGCCCAGTAACGATCATCTTGTGGGTTTCATGACGTTTCAGCAAAAAGCCTGGCCGGGGTGGGGGGCCTGGAGGTATGAATGGAGTGCCGAAACCGGGGAATTTATCAAGCGTACCTGGTGCGGGATCTGGCCAATAGCTTATCCGAAACATGCCGGGCTGGGCAGCTACAATAAGATTTTTTGTGTCTTTTCTTCCGGCCCGCAAATATCGGACGTTCCTTGGGACACGCTTTATTGGGCCGACGGCACCTGGCTGGTGGATACTTCTACCTGGGTCCCAGAGCCACACTTTGTACAAGCCTTGGTTAATCTCCAGGACAACCTGGTCGTGGGGGTGAAAGACTGGAACCTGGAGGTTTGGGACATCTCGGGAACGCCGACCCTGATAAAAGCCCTGAGGCTGCCGAACACGCTCGGCTATCTGTGCATGGAGAGCCGCGAGATTTGCTGGGTGATTACCAAGGATGGCTTGATTCTCAAGGCCAACTACAAAGACCCCTCTCCCCGTTGGGAAATGCTGTCCAGTGTCCAGCCCGACGACCATCCGGACACCTACAATTTTCTCATGACCTGGGACCCGAAACGGGGGCGGCTGGTAGTCTTACGGCAGCGGCATGATGCTGAGGATGGGGCTAACCAGTGCCAGTTTGAGTTCTATCGCCCGTTGGTGAAAATCATCGGCATGACCGATCCGGTCCCGGTCAATCGCCACCGGGCCGGGGACCTGGTGGAGTTCGTGGCCCACCTGTATGGGAACGCCGGGGAAGGGGTGACGCCCTATCGGGTAATCGGATCGTTAGTGGCCCCGGCCCAGGGCACCCTCTTGAGAGCCGAAGCCTCAAGTGCAGTGAACGGCGCCGTCAGCTTATTGTACCAGGCCCCGGCTGAATCCGGGGAGGACACGCTAATCCTGGCAGCCAGTATCAACGATGGAGCCCTATAATGCCTGATCTAACTGCACAGACCGCCTTCGAGATTCAGGAACCCGTCGAGGCTTATCAAGAAGCCCTGGACCTGGTGCTCTTGCCTGAGAACACTGGCGCTAATGTTGTAAGGGAACTGCATTACCCGGCGAACGCGCTGCCGCCCATCGTCTACGAGCAGAACCCGGAGTGGTGGGACAACTTCGACACGGAGCCTCTGACGGCTAGGCCGCTGTTCAAGGCCGAAATGACCCTCTCGGACGTGGCCATGGCCCGGTGGCCCGGGTACGTCAAGGACCGCCCGGTGGTCGAGCACTGGAAGGGTGACGATAAGACCTCCCACATGACCCTGGATATGCTGCGGCAGCTCTGGGAATACTTTGCTAACCCGCCTGCCTCCGGGTACATCGAATGGTGGCCCAAGGACCGCACCACCAAAGGCTACTATATCGAGATCGAATCGCTGACAGTGGGCGGGACCGAAGGTATCGCCATGAATCTGTTCGCTTGTCAGGCCGGGATCGTTTTACAGGAAGTGGTCTTGACTTTCCGGATCATCGGAGAGATTCCCGCATGAGGACCTTGCCGTACAATTTCGAGTCGGTTTTACAGGCGAACCGGCCCCGGCCCGCCTATAAGATCCTGGCTTTTGATCCGAAACTCGATTCGATGTCGGCAATAGTCTGCGGTACCTACACTCAGACCCCGTTCGACCTGACCCCGTACTGTTCTGATATCAGTTGGACCCCCACCCGGCTGGCCTTCGTGCTGCAAGATGCTGAGGCCGTTTTCCACCCGGACTTCGGAGTCCGGCGCAACTACCTGGTAGACGGGGCCATACTCCGGTTACAGGAGGGCGATGTCAACCTGGCGGAAGCCGATTGGGTGAACACCTTCACCGGGCAGATCCAGGGACAGGTGGGCTGGAAGCGGTCACGCCGCTCCAAGACCCTGGAATCCCGGGTATCGGTCTATTCCCGGGAGAACAACCAAAGCTGGAAACGGCGTTCCATCACCACGAAGCAATATTCGGCCGGCACCGAAATCGGGGTGGTACTCCGGGACGTGTGCACCCGCTTCATGGGCCTGACGGAGAACGAGATTCGGATTCCCTCCACCCTGGGGCTGCAGCTCAAGCACCAGGTCAATCAGTTGGTTCAGGTGGCTCCGTGGGCCGGCATCTCCAGTATCCTGGAGGCCATCGGCGCGGTGCCCTATTTTGACGGGGACGGAAGGCTGTCGTGCTTCACCAAGAACCTTGCCGCCCCCGAGTCCAGGCGCCTGACCGATTGGAAGAAGATTTTGGATTATGAAGTGCCTGAGTACAGCCAAGAGGCCATCAATAAGATTCGGGTGATCTTCCTGGACTCCACCTTGGAAGAGGTAGAGGGAACCTATCAGATTTTGGGAAGCGCCAATATCACGGCTGGCTTTTTCATGCCCGCCATTCATCTGGATTGCTGGTGGGGAGACGACCACAAACAACGGGCCAAGAACACCAGCCTGATCATCAAGCAGTCCGTCGTGACCAAAGTGGGCCGCCTGGCCATGGGCGGCAACTTCGGCCTGGAATGGGCCCGGGAAGCTTACGAACAGATAGACGACTTCCACGGGCAGATTAATATTACGGTTCCCTGGTGGTCGCCGGCGATGTTCGCCGGGGCCCTGGCCGAATACCTGATCGCCTCATATATCGGCGATGTTTCTCTGCCTTTGGGCGGCATGACCATCCCGGTCGGCCGGCTGTCCCAGTCCCTCACCCTGGTCCAGATCCTCGCCATGATGATGTGCATCGGCACTGGCCAATATGAAGTTTGGGGCACCCCGTATGATTTTGTTTACCTGGAAAAACAGTCCATCGCCGTCGAGTGCAACCTGGAATATTGGCAGGAGAATGAGCGGGTCATCAAGAACGATTTTCTTGGCACCCAGGGACAGGCCGACGCCATCGCCCTGCTGGAACTGATCTGGGAAAAATCGCAGTGCTTTCCCCGAAAACTGGTCATCCAGAACGATCCAGCCCTGGAGGTCGGCGACTCCATTCGGTTGCCTGACGGCCTGAAATTCTTCATTACCGGCATGAGCAAGTCCATCAGGCGGGGCGAGGTCCCGCTGCTGTCTCTGGACGGCTTTAAGGTCAAGAGGGCCTAATGAGTATCGACAATGTTCTGAGTCTGCGGACGCCCCAAGGAGACGTTACCGGCGTCACGGTCTCGCCCTTTTATCAACTCTACGATGACGCCAGCGGCTACACCTGGGCGGTAGACGTGGACCTGGGGGACGGCAGCGAGATTCTACGCAGCGTCCCGGTCGCCAGCAACAACAAAGAGCTTTTCTATGCCGACCAGGGCAAGCCGGTGGCCCTGCGGCAGGAGAACAACCGCTTCGTGGTCGTCGGCCTGTCCAAGACCCTCAAGAGCTATCAGCACATCATGTATGTCTGTTTTGAGGATGACATTGCCGAGGTTATCGGGGATGAGATGGCGGGCTACAAGGTGCGAGCCCTGACCTACGGGGAGCTCGGGGAGTTGGTGGCGAACACCGGCTACGGCTTTTTTCCCTACGGGGTCATGGGCCGGTTTGACGCCGGCGGCAGCCTTATTGAAATCATCGAATCGAGGCCAATACTATGAACTATGAACTATTCAAGGCGTTTGTGTTCGGCACGACAGACTATATGCAGCGACACAACTCCAATTACGGCATTGTTGAAGCGGCGCTGAACGAGCTGGCCACCCTGATAACCGGAGTCACCGGGGGCCAGGCGCTGGTGCCCCTCGGTCTGCAAGAAATCTTCGACCGCCGCGGCCTGATCGGGGTCGGCAGTTATGATTTCAGCACCGGCGCCTCCACCAATATCGTCGTAGCAGCCGGGGCCTATTACAACGCCGGGTCCTTTTACCATAAGACCACCACCACCACCCTGTCCCTGGTGGGGCGGTCGGCTGGCACGTATTACCTGAATCTCGATGGGCTGGGAACCCCCATTATTGGTACGTCCGCCGATGCTACGACCAGCCGGCAATTCGCCTGGAACGGCACCACCACCACCAGCGCCAAGGCCCTCTATGCCGGGGTAAATATCCTGTTCGATGGTACGGATTATGCCGCCTGCCTGGTTTCTATTGCCCGGTCGAAGACCTTTACGCAACTGGCTACCCGGCTGGAAGAAATCGAAGGGCTCTTGGCGAAAGGGATTCAGGCCCCGGCCTCAGCCGATACCATCGCCTTGAATTGGGCCTTGGGAAGCCATGCCCGGATAGTCCTGGACCGGGCCACCACGACCATCAATATGTCCGGGGCCTACGACGGGCAGAAATGCACCCTGGAATTGATTCAGGATGTGGTCGGGGGCCGGGCGGTGGCCTTCGGGGCGGGGATCGTGGCCGGGACCGATTTTACCTTCCCGGTGCCCTTGACCGCCACCGGGGATAAGCGGGACTTCTTGGGGTTCTTCTTCTCGGCCGAGAACTCCAAGTACCATTACGTCAGCTTTTCCAGGGGGTACTAAATGCCTAACGATTTCTCCGCCCGAAGCGATATCCTGGCCGTCTACAACTGCGAGTCCGGGGCCCTGGGCGTTGACTCGAAGAACGGGTATAACTGCACCCTGGTCAATACCCCGACCGAGGACGCGGTAAATTACAAGCAGGGATCATGCGCCCTGTCCCTGGCCGGAGCCTCCCAGCAATACCTGAAAATTGAAGATGCCGATCTCCCGGTAAACTGGCCCGGCAAAAACGGCTATACCCCAGGCATCCTGACCTTTGCGGCCTGGCTGCGGCCCACCATCGTAGATAGCAACTACCGGGTGATCTTTGCCAAGGGTGCTACCTCGGGCGGGTTTTCCCTGCGGCACAGCAGCTCGAATATCCAGTTTCAGCGGGGCGGGTCTTCGGTCACTGTCGGCGGGACCTTCAAGTTTACGGCCAATCAGTTTTACCACTTGATTTTCACAGTGGACCCGGCTACTCAGATTTTCTATTTCTCGGTTTACAATGCCGTCACCGGGGCGATGATTTATGTTTCCGGTGCTTCCGGCGCGGTGTCGGCCAATACCTATAGTTGGAGGATCGGGGCTGATGACACCCTGACGGCCAATAAGCAGTTTAGCGGCCAGATGGACGAGATCGTCATCGGCTTGAACTCTAACCTGACCCGTTACGAAATCAATGCTATCCGGGGCGGCCATTTCCCAGTTGCAGAGGCCTTCTGGCATTTCGATAACATTAACGGCAACAATTTGAACGATGGGATCACCTGGGCCACGGCCTTAAAGACCGTGACCGGGGATTACGTTTCTGATGAAATCCTCAGGTTTGCCAAGACCCCGGAAACCGCTTGCGCCGGAACAGTCACGGCGACCAACGGCAGTGCCTCGGTCAACACCACCAACGATCTGACCGGAGTCCTGGCCCAGTATTCCATCGTCAGGATCGGCGGCGATGACGATATGCACATGATCAAGGAGATCACTTCCGGGGGCCTCACCCTATACCGGCCTTACCAAGGGATCACGGGGGCCGGTAAGTCGATGACCCGTTATGCCGCCGCCGACCTTCCGGCGGCGGGCGAGAATTATTTTGCCCCGGTCACTATGATCGGGACGGACGGTCATCGGATCGAGGTTCAAGGTGGAGTCAATACCAGCAACAACGTACAGGATGGCTTTACCCTCATCAACGGCAATGGGGGAGTGAATTTTTTCCATTCTGGATATGAACAGTATTTTGCAAATTTCTCCAGATTGGGTTGTTATTACTACTCATATCCAGTAAGCAACAATTCCTATGATTGTAACTTAGATAAGTTTTATTGTTTCCGGGCCACGACTCGCTTTAGTCTGGCTGGCGGGTGGTGGAGGTTCACCGGCAACATGGTGTCTGAGTTGGGCGGGTTTGCCGCCAATAGGTATTTTTACGACTGCGATCTTACCGTACAAACTGCCGAAGCTACCAGGGCAGGTTTAACCTGCTATAGCATGTTCAATACTATAATCAGGTTAAGGAACGCTTCAACAGGGTCGGGTGAGGCCAACTCAGCAGTGGTCTTTACCGGTTCCAATAATGGATTGCGGCTTATTGATCCAATCTTGGATCAGCTTGGCAGTGGGGTGCAAAATTTCTGCGTCTATACCGGCGACACCTACGCCATTGTTCAAAACCCCACGGTTGGGGCCGGAGCATTAATTACTTGGCCCGGGACCTCTTTGTCACCCGGCAGAATAGGATTTTCCTGCATAAATGGCAACCCCAACAATAACCAAGAGGCAATCTGTAATTCTACTTTTTTCGGCATCGTGTCTCAGGACATGGCGGTTTACCATACCGTCGCTCCGGGCGCTAAGGTTTGGATCGGCAAAGCCGGGGCAATAGTAACCAGGAAGCATCTTATCCCCTGCGAGGCCGGGGTAGCCAAGACCATATCGGTCTGGTTACGCAAGAACAGCACTTATGGTTCTCTCACCCGCCCGAAGATGCGTTTACGCTGGTACACGGGAGCTTCCGGGGCCCTGGTGTCAAACGAGCATGAAGAAGTCATGCCGAACACCAATGACGCCTTCTGCCAGGTGTCGTACACGGTGACCCCATCACAGAAAGGGGCCATTATCCTGGAAGTGGTCTTTGAGAGCCTTAATGTCGGGGCGACTGCCTGGTACAGCGATATCGGGGTGGCCTGATGGCGTTCTTAGGCTGGGGCGAAGACGGTCCGATAATCGCCAGCGATAAGCAGACGACCAAATTAGCCTATTGGGGTGATGGTGGTCCGCTTGAGGTGATCTATTCTGCCGCTGTCGGCCCCGCCGCCTGCATCTCGGAAACCACTTGCGAGGATATCCCGGAAGTAGTCGATCCGTGCGTATCGGAGACCACCTGCGAGACCATCACCCTGCCCCGGCCGGCCGACAGCATAAGCGACACGACTTGCTCCAACCTGGCCAAGGCCAGCCCGGACGCCTGTGTCAGCCCCACCACTTGCGAAGATCTCCGGGGTTACTGCGGCATGTTCCTGGTTTTTTAAATTTAAGGAGGCTTTGATGAAATACGCGGACGATGCGTCAAAAGACCTGGCCCTGGCCGATATCGCCGACAACGGCAATCAGTTGCACCTGGTGAGCCAGGCGCCGGCGGCTTATGCCGACGTGGCCCTTTATTCCCTGGGGTTTGTGGCCCTGAACCTGGGGGACGGCAACGGCTCTTACACGATCCGGGACGGGGTGGTCTCCGGCCGGCGCCTGTCCGTGGCCGACCAGACGATCCCCGGCACCGGGGATGGGGTCGCCGACCATGCGGTGATCATCGACACGGTAAACGCTGCGATCAAGGCCGTGACCACGGCGCCCAACTATAACATGGCCACCGGCGTCAACCAGTCGGTCCCCGGCTACGATGCCTGGGAGATCAAAGACCCGGTTTAACCCAGTTAAAAACCAGGAGAAAAGGGGGTGTAATGGGGGGGACCTTGTTTAAAAGCATCTGCGCCGGGCATGAAACGGAAATCCTGTTGCTGCTCGTTATCTTAATGATTTCCATCGGTAAGGGGGCCGGGTTGTTGCTGGTGCAACTGGCCAAAAAATTCCTGGGCAAGGACGTGGTGACGGTAAATGTGAGTGCGGCCGAGGACCGCAAGGCCATGGCGGGGGATCGGAAAGCCATGGCGGGGGATCGGGCGGAAATGGTTTTAGATCGGATGGTCCTGGCCGGCCTGGCCTGTGCCATGCCGGAAAATTGTCCGAAACATGGGGAAGAAAATCAACGGAGCCTGCAAAATAAACAGGATATCGAGGCCTTGGAAGCCAAACATCATGCTGACCGGGAGATGTTCTTTAAGGAACTGAAGGGTATCCGGAAAGGGATTACCTGCATTACCAACGGCTTGCTGGCCAAACAAATCATCGACCCCCGAGATTTGCCCCGGGATGAATGAACGGGACATCCGGCCCAAGATAAGAGAGGGAGGAGTGGATGAATCTTCTACGCTTTGGATCCAAAGGGCCGCAAGTAGGCCAGGTTCAGGCCAGGCTCAACGAGATTTATGAGGAACAGCTTGTCGTCGACAATGACTTCGGCGGGCTAACCGAAGATATGGTTATCGATTTTCAAGAAACCAATGGCCTGGATGCTGACGGGATCGTGGGCCCGGAAACCTGGCAAAAGCTCTTTCAAGAGTCCGGGGCTGAGGACGACGAAACCGAAGAACCCAACCTGCCCGTCGGGAAGGTCCTCTTGCAGAGCCAGCTTACCTCTCTTTTCGGCAAGCCCCGGGATCCGGCCCCCTATCTGGCGGTGCTCGACTTCTCGGAATTTAAGGGCGCCTTTTCTCATGTGAAGAACTATCTGGGTCAGCTTTGGTTGTGCCGGGTATACGCCCACAAGCTCATGGAGACCCCGCTGCGGCAGGCCTTCAAGAACCTCATCGACCGTGGCTTCTCCAAGGAACTGAAGACCTTTGACGGCTGCGTCTGTGTCCGGCCCATGACCTCCGGCAACGGTTGGTCGGTCCATGCCTGGGGCCTGGCCGTGGATTTCAACGCCGGCACGAACGCCTATGGTCGGAAGCCTGCCTTATCCCCCGGATTCGTTATGTGCTTTACCGACGCCGGGTTCGAGTGGGGCGGCTGGTGGAGCACCCCCGACGGGATGCACTTTCAGCTTCCCAGGACTCGGCTATGAAGCTACCGCCCCTGAAGTGGTCCCGCATGGCCTCGGGGCTGCTGAATGGAAAGCTGGGCGACCGGACGATTGTGACCGTGGGCCGGCACACCGAGGATGGCCACTTTATCGTGTCGTTCAAACCGCTGGTCCCGGCCCAACACCTGGAATCGGAGGCGGCGGGCCAGCAGGCCGCCCAGGAGTTGTTGGGGCAATTTCTCCGCGCCGCCTGTGCGGAGGTGCGGTAGGTGGGCCGATGCAGCTCCATTTATTACTGCCCGGAGTGCGGCAAGCTCATGGAGGCCTCGCCCATCACCCTGACCGAGATCCTGGTTTTGCGCGATTACATTTCCGGGATGAGAACGGTTGATATTGCCCAGAAGCATTTTGTCTCGCTGAAGACGGTGGAGGCGCATCGACAGCACATCATGCTGAAAATTGGCGTCAAGAGCATGAACCAGGCAATCGCCTGGGCGATCCGCACCGGCCTGATCCAGTTTGATATACAGAGCTTCACCGCCATTGTCGATGACGCCGACGTGCAGTACGAAGAACCATAAGATTTGACCGGAGGACCTATGACTAAGATTCTGGGGTTAACCGCTGTCATCATCTTTTGCACCGTCATCCAGATTTTTGCCGCCGCCGGGGTCGAGGTCACGCTGCTTTGTCCCGGGGTGGCAGTGGGCAAGCTGACCCAGCCGGTTACCCTGCCGCTGGCCACCCTGGTGGAGAATGCCAAGCAGGGGGCGGCGCTGTACGGCACCCCGGATGTGGCCCTGGTCACCTCCATGCTTGGCGCCGAGCCGGTCAAAGACCCGGTGACGGGCATGGTGCAGCCCACTCCCCGCCCGGTCCCCCAAACCTACCTTAACGTGGTGGTGTTCTTGAAATGAAGATCCTCGGGATTATCCTGGCGCTTCTGTTCTTTGCTGCCCCTGCCTGGGGCGAGAGCAAGGTGTTCTCGGCCGGAAACGTCACCCTCATTCAGATCAAAGGCGAAGTGGCCATGTGCGTCACTACCTACGGGTCTTACCATACGCCGGCCAGCCTCAAACAGCAGTGCCTGGCCATGGCCGCGCAATACTGGAAACCCGGCAATTTTTTCTTTATGAACCATTCCGGCCAAATCTTTGCGGAAACCGACCCGGGGTTCACTTACCCCGACGGGAATCTGAAAGGTATGACCTATTTTTACGTTCGGATCAAGCCTTTGACTCCCACCTGGATTCAATTATGGACCGAGGGTCTGGGATGGGTTTGGCAATAACTTTAACCTGAAAAGGAGAGCAGCATGAAAATCGTTGGTGGACGTTTCGCACTCGCCTGGTACCTGCCAATCACCCCCGACCTGGCCAGCACCGTGATTTTCTTCGGGGATGACCCGGAGCGGATCGACTATGACTCCCCCAGCCAGGAAGTCCCGGCCCCGGACATGATCTACCGTTATCCGGAAGATGCCGACGGCTTTCTGCCGCCCGCCGCCGGCGACAAAACCTTCGTGATGCTGGCCTGCAAGGACATCATGGGGAACCTGTCCGACCTGACCGAGGCCCTCATCGTCCCTTTCGACACCACGCCACCAGACGCCCCCCTAAATCCCCATCTGGTGTAGTGGCCACCGCGGTGCAGAAAAAGAGGGGATAAATGAAACTTCTGCCGCAAACCTGGCAGGCATTCAAGTTCACCGTGGGTCTGGCGATCATCTTCTCTGCCATCCTTTACGGGGTTCTCGTTACCGTGCTGGTGCTGTTATTTGGGGAGAAATGTTCTGGGGATAGCCTGGTCTGGAACTTCCTCAACACGATTATCAGCACCACCCTGGGTTGGTATCTGGCCAAGGCCAGCACCATCATAGATTACATCTGGGGGGCCTCCGTCAAAGGGGTGCCTCCCCCCATCAAAGGAGAGCTGCCTTATGCTGCACCGCTCCCACCGAGTCCTGTTGCCCCTACTGCTACTGCTGGTCCTGGTGGCGGCCTGCGCGTCACCCCCCCAGGCGCCCCCAACCTCCCAAGCGTCCCCGAGCCCCAAGGCTCAGGCGCTGCAAGCCCTGAACCTGGACAAGCAGATTTACGACTCAACCTTCCAGACCCTGGCCCTCCTGGACCGTCAGGGGAAGCTGCCGGCGGCCGCCAAGGCCAAAGCGATCCGGCTGGGTAATCTCTATATGCAGGCGCACAACGCCGCGGTCCAGGCCCTCCTGGCGGACGGGACGGCCAATCTTGCGACGGTGCGGGCGGCCCTGGATCTGTTCCTGGACGCGGCGACACCTTACCTTCTGGGGGTGGAATAATGGATCCACTATTGGTGGCTTGGCTGGCCAAATTAGGCATTGACACCGTGCTGGGGGTGCTGGCGGCCTGGAAGGAATCGGGCGAACCCACCCCGGATCAGATCCGGGCGGCGTTCATCGACAAGAAGCCGGAGGACTATTTTAACAAGTAGGCAGTTCCGGGGCCGGTCCGCCTGCATTCTGTCGGGGCGGACCGGCCGAAGGAACGGGAAGCCTTGGCGCTTTCAATTAAAAAAATCATACAGCGGGGAATGCACCTTCTTGCCGCAGTCGGAGCAGTAAATGGCGCTGCGCTTGTTGAGCCAATTACAATGATAGCAGGCCAGGTCCTTGGGCTCCGGCGGCGGGGTGACGGCACTGCCGCAGAAGCGGCACTTCCGGGCCTGGCGCTGGATCAGCTCGGCGCACTCCGGGCAGGGCACCAGGCCGGCGGCCGGCGCCGGGGCGGCCGCCACGAACTGCGGCTTCAAGGACGGCAAGCAGGCCACCGCCAGGGCGAAGGGTCCCAGAAGTAGCCCCAGGATAAACCAGCTGAAGCCGCTGCGGCCCTTGCCGCCGGCGATAGTGGCGGCAAGGATCCCGAAAAATCCCCAGATGACCAGATATTCCATGAGTCCTCCCCAGATATAAGAACCACTAGGATTTTGCCTGCTTTTCCTTATTCCAATAAGGGCTTTTGCAATGTGGGCATACCCTGACCTCTTCTTTCCTGGGCACCCATTTATGTCCACACCGGAGGCAAATCAATTTAAGAATCTTTAGCATGAATATAATATATTACTATAAGGAAGTTTTTTCAAGAGATATTTGCGCGGGTCCATTGCGCGGATTGGAGGGTATTTGAGAAGATTAGGCTATAAATATGAGAAGATTTTCTCCGCAAACCCCCATGTTTTCAGGGCCTCGAGTATGGCCTCACTGCTTTGGGAGCGGGGTGTCGCTACTAAATTTGACATCATAACCAATTTAATTCACTACTCTTTTAGTTATATAGACATTTTGGCGTCTAAGTACCTGAGAAGGTTGTCTGCGCGGGTTTGTTAATTTTCATGATTTTTGTTCGTGAAAATGCCTCAGAACCCTGTCAGGATATTTCATGCTTTCTATAATTTCCATCGAGGGTAGGTGCCTTCCTTTGGCAACCTTGTCTGCTTGGTTGTCCGCATGAGTTCCCAGGGTAAGGTGAAGCGGGTTGATGCATAAAGGGTTGTCGCAAGTGTGCATGACCAATATTCCTTCCGGGATCGGGCCATGGAGCACTTGATAAACCAACCTGTGTAGCCTAATATATTTACCCAGGTGTTTGATTTGCGGATAGCCCACTTGATTCTTATGAGAAATACAGATAAAGCAGCCTTTGCTGTCAATCACGATTTCCAGGGGCTTCCGGCCTTTGGCCCCCCGGCCAATATCCATGGTGAAAGGAATTATAATTAGTGCCTGTTTAGATGCCTCTGCGGTAACTGCCTTGCGGCGTTCTGTCTCCGCCTCTATGGCTTCTTCCTTTGTAATAAATGGAGAACCGGTGTAAGATTGACCGTTAACCGTGAAGCGATAACGCCAGCCATATTTAGTATTCCAGGCAGTCAAGATTAATCTCCTTTTCGGGGTGTAGCGCAATCCGGCAGCGCGCTTGGTTTGGGACCAAGAAGTTGCGAGTTCAAATCTCGCCACCCCGACCATTGATTTATAAGGAGATTATAATTTATATTAGGTGATAGCGCAAGTCTCTTTAGTTACAACTATCTGGACTATTTTGAGATTGATCATTGAGAGGCATCAAAAAATCCCCCTCAAGAGCCTTCATTGCCGCCCGGGAGCCCGGGTCTACCACCTGCAAATATCTCTCCGTGGTCGCCTTGTTCTGGTGCCTCAAAAGTTTGCTCACCTGGGACACGGAGATTTTCTTGGCATCATGAAGAAAACTGGCGACATAATGCCGGATCGCATGAAAGCCAAAATGTCTTACCCCGGCTCGTTTGCAGATTGACCTCATGAGCTTGGGACGGTAGATATAACGCGTCCCGCTCCTGGGGTTCAGAAATACCCACTCCTCTTGTTTCCGGGCCTTCCAGAGCGTCCAGAGCGTGTCGTACAACACTTGATTCATGTGCATGGTATCACTGGCCCATTCCCCGCCCTGGCGTTTTCGGGTCCAGAGAGTCACCGCCTGCTCCTGAAAATTCACGTCCTGCCACCGGAGCCGTAGAGCTTCATCTATTCGTGCCAGGGTATGATAGAGGACCAGGATCAAGGGCCGGTCCTCCCCTGCCGCCAGGAGCAGCCGGCGCATATCGTCTTGGGTAGGAATGATTTTTCGGGCGTGGTCCTCTTTGAGTTTTTCCAGGTCAAAGCAGGGATCAGTATCGACATATCTCCGCTTTCTGGCCCAGGCCAGGAGGCAGCAGAGTTCTTTCCGAAAGCGGTTGTAATTGGAATTGCTGTGACGGGTCAGAAGAAATTTTTCCAGGGCGGGCAGGGACAAGTCCGATAAAGGCATATCCCCCATTCGATCCAGGAAGGTCTGGAAAACGAAACGCTTATATTTCCAGGTCTTATCGGCAAATCGGCGCTTTCCCCATTCCAGGTACTCAACGGTCAGGGAGGCGAAGCCCGACTTCTGCGGCTCGGGTGCGGAGTTCTTCGCTGGTTTTAACTTTTTTCGATGTGCCGCTTCTGCGGCCTCGCTCTCTTTCTTGGTTTTGAATCCCGACTTCCCGTAGAACTCCCCGCTCAATTGAAACCGGTACCGCCACCCCCATTTGGTTTTCCATGATGGCATGGATTATCCCTGGCTTAAATCGCAATACCCCAATACCAGCAGGACAAAAACCCCCTAACCGCGCCTGGTAACGATACACCGTTTGCGGGCTGATTTGCAAGAGGTCGGCGACCTGTTCCGGGGTAAGAAGGGGCTTAAGGGTCATTACCGCGATTCTCCAAGGCTGTCAACGGCGATTTCCACCACCGCACCGAATGTCATCAGAGCGTGGCAAGGGCAGAACCAGAGAATTTAGTCATTCGCCAGTTTCGGCCGATCCGCAATCTCCTTGGGCAGCCGGCCGTGGAGATCCACGCCGCAGTTGAGCAGGAGATCCACCAGGGCGGGCTTCTTCTGCGCGGCCAGCTGCTCAGGCGTTAATGCAGATGAAAGGCCTTGCCGAATCATGCCATCCTTGAACTCGGGAGTTTGCCAAAGACCCGAATCGTGAATGATAAACCTCACAAGCTCGCTTTTGGTTTTCTTATTCAGGTATTCTTCGGTTACCTTAAATTTGGCAAAATCGATGTCGAGGAATTCGGCCAGGGCCTGGCGGTCGCGGTCGGAAAAGGTGGTTTCATAGCCCCGGCCGGGTTGCAGGGCGATTTTCACCAGGACCTCGCCGATCAGGAGCTCGGCCTGCAGGCCGTTGTTCTGCTTTACCAGTTGCAGTATCTGGGGAAATGACAGGGAAAAATTATCCCGACTATTTTTTTGTTTGGGGACCTCCCGCCCCAGCTTCTCCCAAAACCATGGATGTAAATCACGGGCGGAATGAATGAGGGTGGCCAGGGCGATCTGCAGCCGCCGGGGATCATCGGCGGTCAAATCGGCCATGAGTTGCGGGATCTCCTGGCGATAAAATTCCTGCCGGTAAAACTCGCCATGCCAGGCCACCCGGGGAGTATCGGGCGCTGCAACCTTATTTTTCGCCCCGTTCTTCTTGGCCGCCTTCGTGAGCTCGGCGAAGCACTCGCTTTTACCCAGGCACACCTTTTTCTGAGACTCGTAAATTTGGCTACCGTCAAGTCTCAGGATGGTAGCAAACTGCGGGCAAGAGGCGCACTTTTCGGCCGGGCGGGGATCTCCATAACCAGAAAGTGACCTGGTGGTGGGAGTATTATAATCTCCGATAACGGCAACCTGGGTCCCGAATTTATTAGCCTTGCACGTGGGCCAGTTGACGGCCAGCCAGGCCTCCTGTTTCTGTTGAAAGCAATGCTGGTCCAGGCACTTGGCGCCCTTGTCCTTGTCGCCGCCGAACAACCGCAACTGGCAGTCGGTATTTTTGCGGCAGGTCTTACACTCGGCCTTGTCGAAGCTGCCGGCATGGAGCGGCAGGGCCTGGCGGTTGATCACATCTTTCAAGGCCCAAACCGCAAGTTCCTCAAGGCGCCAGGAATCAAATTTATCCAGGAAGGCCGCCACCTTGTCGCTCTCCCCCAGGCGCAGGAGCTGCTCCATGTGGCCGACGTGCCAGGTCCCCGACCGCCAGAGCTCCAATGCCGCCTCCGGCAGCTTCAGGATCTCGATGCGCTTGCGGATATAGCGGTCGGAGACGGAGAGCTTTTCAGCGAGCATCTTAACGGCCGACTCGCCGTAGCGTTCGCCGCAGGTCCGGAAGAACTCGGCCTCCTCGATGTCGGAGAAACCTTCCCGCTGCAGGTTCTCAATGCCGGAGAGGATCATGGCTCTTTCTTCCTCCATTTCCTCAATCTCGACCTGGAGAACCGCATGGGCCGCGTCGACCTTTTCTGAGAGCAGCTTCTTGGCGGCATAACGCCGGTGGCCGAAGACCAGCTCATACTTTACCGGGGCCTCAGCCTCCACCGGCCGCACCAGGGCGATTATCCTCTGCCCCTCTCGATTGATGCTGTCGGCCAGTTCCTGAACTTTGGCCGGGTCCATCCGGGAAGGCGGGTTCCAGGGCGCCGGGCGGATCTGGTCCAGGGGGATTTCCCAGGCGCGGTTCGTTTCCAGGCAACGACTGCAAAGGTCGCCGAGGTTTTCAGGGTCGGCCACCCAGGAACAGCCGCCCGGGCAGGCCAGGTCTTCGGTGCAACCGCATAGGCGGCAGACTGGTTCAGGCATGTGTCTCACCTCAATTCGTCGTCTTTCCAAAACACCAGCGCAGAGACAGGCAAATCGCCATAAATCTCTGTCGCCATAGTCGAGGCCAATACCGTGACCAGTCGATAAGCCGGTACCATGCAGGAATATTTATGTGCTGGAGAAACCAAAACTGCGCAATCCTCTCCCTCCCGGTGGTCCCGGCCGACGATCCTATATTTTGCCTTGGCCATGGCAACAAACCGTTCAAAATAATCACAGCCATCGTGCGGCCAGGCTGTAAAACTCCTACCTATTCGGGGCCTCATTAACACCTGCACCCATTTGTGACTGATCAGGTGTCGTTTGGAGATCATCGAGACCCCATCGTAAAAAAAAGGCGAGTAGGGCGATATCGCGTCTCCACTCCAGCCGTAATCAAACCCCGGCTCATCCTTGATGTGAAACGGATCAAATGGCCCCATCATCACCACCCCATAACCCGATCCAGTCCCGGGCCGTACCACCAGTGCGCCAGGATGACCGCCACCAGGGGGATACAGATAATCACGGCGTACCAACAGGCCCGGGCCTTCTCCGGCCGGGTGAGGTGGTTGTAGTCGATGAGGTAAAGGGCGAGCAGGTCTTTCATGGGCATCTCAGGCCTCCTTCAGGTAATTGCCGCCCAAGCTCCGGGCGATCATCCGGGCCCGCCGGCCGTCCAGGGGCAGGACCAGGGCGGTGCGGATCTGGAGCACCCGGTGGTGCAGGCCGGCCCAGGAAACTTTTATTAGGAAATAGGTTTTTCTTTTTGTTTGTATGTTATCCTTCTGACATGTTTTGCCATGCAACATTTATGATATGCTTGGCGACCTTTCATGCTGGGTATAGAAAGCCCCCTTGGCTCATCATATTTTTTGCATATATAACACTTACGCCAATTGGCATTACCACATGCTTTGAGCGCCCTTGTGCGTTGATGAAGTAATAGGTGATATGCTTGATTTTCACAGATTACAAGTTGTTCTTTTGAGTGATGATGAACTACAGTTCCTTTAGGCAATGATTTGCCAAGAACTTCTCTTGCCTTTAAAACATGTTTGGTGCTAACCCTTCCACCTTTCCAGGTGGTGGATAGTGAGCCTGTTTCCCCTTTATGGTTGTGGCCGTTACAATATTTATTATATCTTCCTCTTACCCGGCCTTTTCCGGTGTCTCGTGAGATATTGGTAATTTTTCCACAACCACATGCGCAATAACGCGGTGCAGTATCTAAGTTTTTTGGCGGTTTCCTCATAATTCTCTTCCTATGGCCATGACCCAGTAGTTTTTGCGGATGGGGTGGGTCATGGTTTAGGGTCCACAGGCGGGACGCCTGTGCCACTGGACGCTTGTGCCACTTCCACGGACCGGCCCTGGGGGTCCACCAGGGTGAGGCCGTCCAGGTTGCAGACGGCCATGCCCTGGCAGTGGAGCAGGCATTTACCCTGGGGGCGCCACTTGCACTGTTGGGCGATGCTTTGGGCTATGAGGCCCCATTCGGCGATGAGAATTTTTCCACAACCACATGCGCAATAACGCGGTGCAGTATCTAAGTTTTTTGGCGGTTTCCTCATAATTCTCTTCCTATGGCCATGACCCAGTAGTTTTTGCGGATGGGGTGGGTCATGGTTTAGGGTCCACAGGCGGGACGCCTGTGCCACTGGACGCTTGTGCCACTTCCACGGACCGGCCCTGGGGGTCCACCAGGGTGAGGCCGTCCAGGTTGCAGACGGCCATGCCCTGGCAGTGGAGCAGGCATTTACCCTGGGGGCGCCACTTGCACTGTTGGGCGATGCTTTGGGCTATGAGGCCCCATTCGGCGATGAGATTGTTGGCCCGGGTGATGTCGGTTTCAAAGGTGCCATGGACCCGGCAGGCCGGATCGTCGCCATTGACGGCCCGGCAGCTACAATACAATGGCCGTTGGCGGCCGGCGGGGTCAGGGCCGGGCAGCGCCTCCTGCCCCCGGGCGAGTTCCTGTTCGAGTTCGGCGACGCGTTGGGTCAGCAGCACCATCTCCTTGATGGCCAGTTCCGGGGTATGCCGGACGGCGTAGGCCACCATCTGTTCGAGAACGGAATCACTCATAAAGGGTTCCTGGGTGCATCTTTGATGATGCGGTAGTCGCATATAAAAGTTCCCTCGCCTTGCCATGCCGTACCTCGCTTAAAAAAGAGGTCCGCAGGCGGGGACGCCTGCGCCACTGGGTTCTGCCCTACGTCCGGGCGCCTCATCCCAAAGCTCGAGGCGGGGCGTCTGGCCACCGGCCTGGGCCCTGGCTGCCTGCATCTCGCCCAAGAGGCGTTTGACGATGGTGCCGATGGGTTCCGGATCACTCATAAAGTTTGCCTCGCCCGGCCTTGTCTGGCCTCGCCGGGCCATGCAAAGCCGCGAATAATCCTTATGGCCTCAATCCCTGGGGTCCGACAAGGAGCCGGGGAAATAGCCTGCGGCCCGGTCCGGGGTCGCTTCGGCGGCATACCGGGCCAGGCGGGCCAGCAAGGGCGCCCGCCGCCGGGCCTGGAGAAATTGCCGGGAAAAGATCACCGCCAAGATAAGCGAAGCCGCCGCTACCATGAGATGGGTCATTAACTTTCTCCTTGTTGTAAAAAGTGCTATTCGGGTTTCAGGATGCGGGCGGTGACCAGATACTGCCGGAGCAATCTATTGCCCCAGGCTTGCATGTCAGCCGGGATGACTCGCCGCCGCACTACTACTGATTTTTTTAGGATGAACAGGGGGATCTCCTTATTTTTGGTAAATTTCTCCCCCGCGGCCCGGCGCTGGCGCAAATAACCGCCGCTTCCAACCCCGCCCCAGCCGGCCTTGCCCCAAATGATATTGTTGTGGATCGTGGTGCCTTTGTATTGCTTCGGGCCTACCTTTTTGCCTCTAAAAGTCAGCTTGGCGGCGTCGGTGGGAATGGCCAGCATGCCGCCAAAGTTTTCGATAGTGAACGAAGAGCCCGCCGGGCCGATGAGGACCAGGCCCCACTTCCAGCCGCTGGCCGCTCTAACCTTTACCTCCATCAAACTTCCCACCAGGCGCGCCTTATCCACTACGATGGGCTTCCGCTTGGTCTTCCATTTGATGAATTCCTGAGAATCGACCCGGCGTTTAATCATGAAGGCAATCTTATTAAGAATCTTCTCTAATTTCTTATCCAGACCCTTTTCGATCGCCTCCAGGGTCTTAATGGGGTCTTTAGGCATCAGTGGGAGCCTCCTTTAAATATTTAATCTTCCACATCCAGCGGCTTGGCGTCCCGCAGTACGGGCTCAATTGCCGCTCGCCCCGGAGATTTTTTAAAACCAGCCCCTCCAATTCTTTATCTTGGCGCAATTCCTGGAAGACCCGGCGGAAGGAAGTGGTAAATTGGGGAGCCAGACTCAAGGGGCCGGTGAGGTGGTCGCCAATCAAAGTTTCCAGGACCGCCCGGCGGGTGCCGAAATCGGGCATGATCAGGAATTCGCCATCGGCGATGAAAAGATCATAGAGCACGATCTGATGGCGAGTGCCCTTGACCTTGTTGTGGCGCAGTTCGCCGTCGAAGTGCCACAGGCCCTCCAACTTCAGATGATTCAAGGCGGTGAGCAGCTCCGGGCTGGGAACGTAGGCCATGCGGCTGCCGTGGCGGTTCCAAAACTGCCAGTCCCCATCGAAACCATAGAGTTGCAGGCGGTTGCCGTTGTATTTCGGTTCCGCCACCCAGTCCGGGTCGGGGCTCAGTTGGTCTAAGAGGGCCAGGCCGTCTTCCGGGCGCCGCGGCTGCTCGGGGTAAAAATATTGGCAATCGGGGCTAACTTGGCAGAGGCCCTTAGGCATTGAATATTCCTTTTGCCCTTATCTGATTTGCCACCATCTGGCAAAAAAGCTGCGGGCAGGGAATTGGATAGCGCGATGTTTTACCCAATAGATTGATAAGGTTAAGAGAATTTGTAGTCCAATTTATAAAACGCATGCGGCAAAAGACCCAGGGGCAAGGGTGGGCACGGGCCAGGGTCTTCAACCCGAGCTCGGGTAAATCTTGCCGCTCCAGGCGCTCCAGGGTGGCGATGCGGTCTGCGATGGTCATGGAAAGGATAATACATGCATACGAGAATGTGTCAAGAGAAAAATATCGTATACGTGTTTTTATGAGGAAAAAAAAGGCGGCCCACGGGCCGCCTTTGGGAAAATAATCTAATTTAATTAATTAGATTATGGGCTTATCCCCCTTTTCCGCAGTTCCATAGTGGCATTGATTCTTTCTTTTCTTAGATCATCGCCATCGCTTTTCGCTATGGCGCTATTTAAAGAAAAAATCGATTCAGTATTTCTATAGCCGGATTCTAACCGGTCTTTTGCAGCGATATTGTCGTTTAAAGAATAATAATATCGCAATAATTCATCATCATTCAGGGATGTTATCGGTACCTTGGGCAGAGTAGTTGCACAGCCCATTAAGATGATAAGCACGAATACAACTGTAAAACATTTTTTTTTCATGGGGGCCTCCCGGATCATGGAGTCATGACCGAATAATATCGTTTTACCATTTTAATGTCAGGTTCGCTCCGGTCTTCGGCACAGTCATTGAAGATCCGGTCAATCAGCCGGGCCTTTTGCTCCGGCAGGAGTTCCTTTCGTTCTTCATTTAAGAATTCTTCCACCACAGTCAAGGTTTTAATGAGCAGAGATGTTTCAAGCGGCGCAGTTGGGGGTCCTGACCCTTTCCCGGTGAGAAGCCAATCTATCGAAACATTAAACCGTTTTCTAATTTTTAGGAGACTGTCCGGGGTCGGCTTATCTTTGCCTGATTTCCAGCGACTCCCGGCTCCTCGCATGCCGATTTCGGCCTCAAATTTATTCCAATGGTCAATCCCTTCCCTTTCCATAAGGGATCTTATTCTCAAAATAAAGCCTGCGGTCGAAAAAAGTTTTTCGTTCATAAAATATTTGACCACGTGATAAAACCTTGACTTGCACGTGTATGCGTGTATTATCCTGTTCTCAGTAAGTCCCGGCTGGTCCCTGGGTCCAGGGCCGCCCCATCGGGGCCGTCAAAACCCCGGGGCCGTGGCCAGCCGGGCAAGTTCTTCAAGGAGGCGCGCATGGCAGAAGTCATAAAATGCCCCCGGTTGATGCCGGACGGCGAAAAGGCCAAGATCGTCTGGGAATATGGCCTGGACGATTTGCCCGCCATAATGGCGCAGCTTGACTGCCTGGACAGGCTCCAGGGGATTATGCGCCACCGGACTGGAGAAATCGGCGCCCGGGATATTGCCTTTTTGCAGTTGATGGCCGGGACTCTGCGCATCGCCTGTAACCATTTACTGGATATCAGGGACAAGACTTCTCCCAGGCCCACCGGAGGCGAGGGTCAAGACAATTGATTTGATCCCGGCCGCAGGCCGAGCATTGAACCATAATTTCCTGCTCGAGGGCCTCCAGAAAATCAAATTGATTGGCTTGGCCACAATGAGAGCAATCGAAAAAGCCGCGAGTCCGGCCTTTCCGGGTGCGCACGGTAACCACGATGCCAAAAACATCAAAGGCCTGGTCCACCATAAGCAACGCCTCCGGCATCCGTATGGGTGCGGGTTGATGTTGGCCTTCCGGCCCGGCGCCGCCCGCCAAGACTGGACCGGGCCGGAAGGGTTTTTATATTGCCCGGCACTATAGCACAAATGGAACGGATAATACAGAGGTAAGCATGAGCAAGTTGAAGCCGGAATTCAGGATCAAGGAGTTGTTGGCGCAGCGCCAGGACAGCCGGGGCCGGAGGATGAACATGACTTCGCTGGCCCTGGCGATTGGCGAAGCCTACGGCACGGTGGCCGGGGTGGTGTACGGCAACCGGGTCAACCCGGCGGTGCGCACCAAGATCGCCGGGTTTCTGGGGCTGCCGGTAGAGGAGCTGTTTGGGGAAAGCGTAAGGACCGCAGGCGGGGACGCCTGCGCCACTGGGGACGCCGGTGCTACCGGGGCTGAGGTGTCGCATGGTTGAGAGGATAAGCCCGGTCTCTCCCGGCAACAATCCAAAACTGACCGGCTCGAAACCCGCGTGGTTATCGGGTTTTATTTTTTTTGACCATTGATTGCAAAAAATACGGGCTAATTTAGCAATGTCATTGCAAAAAAAATTGTACCCCTGTTTCGACAAGGATTTTTGGAAAGACCTCAACCAATCCATCAGCTATTTGGTGAGAGACTTGCTTGTGGGTCGGGATATCTCTCGGGTGGCAGCCGCACTTAAGGGTGCCGGGGTGAAAAAGTGTTCTGATAGTCTGCTTTACCAGTGGGCCAACCCAAACCAGCCCGATTCTCGGCCTTCCTTATACGCCTTTCTGCTGCTGATCAAAGTCTGCGAAGATTGTTCTCCCATTGATTTCATCAATGAGGCCTGTGGAAAGATCGCCTGCCCGGATCACGACTACCGGGAGGGCGTTCACCATTATGACCGGGAATTTGAGGCGCGGGAAAGGATGAGGGGAGTGCAGGTTGAACAACGATAAGGACCACAGGCTGGAAGCCTGTGCCACTGGCATGAGTAAGGCGCCCGATCTGCCCGAGGCCCTGGCCTGGCTGGATTTTTGCCTGGGGGAGACCAGCGTGGCCATGACAATGGTAAAGGAAGCCTACCTGGAGGCGATGAAAAGCAAGAGGACCGCAGGCGGGACGCCTGCGCCACCGGTGTTGGGGCAGGTGTACCCGTACCATGCCATGTGCGAGGCGGCGGCGGGGCTCATCACCCTGCGGGGCCGGGCGGCCAAATGGGGGCGGGATGAGTCCTGAGGCTGGTGCCGGCCACCCCGAGCCATTCCTGTCCTACCGCTGCCCCCGGCTGCGTAGCAAACACCTGCGCGCCCCGTGTGAGGGCAACCTGGCCCGGGTCAAGGGCCTGCGGGATAAATACCCCCAGGCCCTGCTCGGCCCCATGGAGCATTGCCTGGGTTGCCAGGGCCGGGAATTGGTGATCCTGGAACAGCCGGCGGGGCAGTCGGTTGTCAAGCCGACGCCACTTTTACCGAAAAATCGTCAAGTAATAGAACAAAACGAGACAATTCCGCAAATTACTGGACAGACCCGGTCTTTACCGGAAATGGCGGCAAATGATGACCAGGCGGTTCCCCACTTGGAGGGTAAATTAGGTCCTGGGCCGGAGCTCATAGACATGCCGGTCGCCCCACAATCGCCCTATCATATGTTTATCGAGCAAAGAACCCGGGCTTTTTTAGCGTGTGGTCATGCAAACTGGTTAAGATGCCCTTATTGTAAGAAGCATGATGCCCCAGAACATTTAATGATAAAAGAAAGAAAAGGTAAAAATAGGAGTGGACAATTCCGTTATTATCATAAAGAGTGCGCCCGTCAATTTACGGAAGATTGGCGCAAAAGAATAAATACTGATGTCTAAGGCGTTAATTATTTTATTGATTCATATTTACTCTGCTCAATATGGTGCCGACCCTGACTTTTGTGTTGCGGTGGCCACCATTGAGTCTCGCCTAAAATGCGGTCCTCTTGGAAAATCAGGTAGATTCATCGGTCCCATGGGAATCGCCAAATGTTTCCGGGCAAAATGGGATATAGACGATCCGGCCACTAACATCGAGGTGGGGGTCCGGGCGCTGCGGGGAGCCGACAAGCGGCGGGTGCTGCGGCGGTATAACACCGCCTTCAGCGAAGGTTACTACCGGGCGGTGATGGCCATCTACTGGCAGGCGAAGCGGGAGGGGAAATTTGATGGATAGGAAGCCATTGTTGATCGGCCTCTCCGGCAAGGCCGGGTCCGGCAAGAGCACCGTGGGCGACTACCTGGCCGGGGCGCATGGATACGCGCAGTTCGCCTTTGCCGGGGCCTTGAAAGAGGTGGTGCAGACTGCCTTTCACTTCACCGATGAGCAGATGGTCTTCGGCAAGGAGGTTGTCGATCCCCGGTGCGGCAAATCGCCCCGGTGGTGCCTGCAACACTTCGGCTCCGCCTTCAGGGCAGTCTGGCCAGAAGTGTGGATCTGGAACCTGCGCTGGGAGATCCTGGGTTTCCTGGCCGAGAACGGCCAGCACCCCATAGTGGTCACCGACCTCCGCTTCCGGGATGAGGCAGCGGCGTTGAAGGCCATGGGGGCGGTGCTGGTGCGCCTGCGGCGCGATAAGGTCCACAGGCAGGAAAACAATAAGGACCACAGGCTGGAAGCCTGTGCTACCGGGATTCCGGGGCATGTGTCGGAGGTTGATCTGGACGGCTGGGAGGGGTGGGATTTCCGGATTGTCAATAATGACAGCCTGACTGATTTGGCGGCGGAAATAGAACGGATGCTGGCGATGTTAGGCCAGCAAACCCTCTGATTTTCATACCCGGGAGTCCCCTTGCAAAGCCTGAAAGACAAGATATTGGACCGCCTGAGTTTTGAGGCGTTTTACCGGGGGGAGTTGGGGGAGTTGGGGAAGCCCCGGGGCGACAACGCCTTGGCCCGTTGTGTGTTCCATGATGACCATAACCCGTCACTATCGGTCAATCTGAAGGATGGACGGTTCAAGTGCTTCGCCTGCGAGGCGGCCGGCGATGTGTTTCATTTTTATCAGCAGCGCCATGGTTGCGATTTCAAGGCGGCCCTGGCGGCCCTGGCGGCTCAGGCCGGAGTGGAGGCTGAGCCGAAAACCGAATTTCTCAGCCTGACCCTGGAGGAATTTGCCCGGGCCAAGCGCCTGCCCCGGGAATTCCTGGAAAAGATGGGGGTGGGAGAGCACCGCAGCCGGGGGGGCACCCTGGCGGTGGCCTTTCCCTACCCTGACCCGGACGGCAAGATTCAGGCGGTGCGGCTGCGTTACGGCAGTCCCAAGCCCAACAAGTTCCGTTACCGCCGGGGCGACAAGGCCCAGCTCTATGGCCTGCAGTGGCTGGCAGGAATCCGCAAGGCCGGCTGGTGCCTGCTGGTGGAGGGGGAATCGGACGCCCTCACCTGCTGGTTCCACAAGATTCCGGCCCTGGGGATTCCCGGCAAGGAAAATTTCAAGGCCTGCAAGATCTTGGAAGACGAAACGGTCGTCTTTTATCTCTGGCAGGAGCCGGACGCCGACAAACTGCCGGGCAAGGTGGCGGCTATCCTGCCGGAGGTGCGGGTAATCCCGGCGCCGCCGGCGGGGAAAGATCTGAGCGAGTTGTATCTCCAGGGGCAGGACATCAAGGCCCTGGTGGAGGACCTGAAAAAAAAAGCCCGGACCGTGCCGCCGCCGCCCCCGGTGGTGGTGTCCAACTTCTCTCTGACCGACCTGGGGAACGCCCGGCGGCTGGTGGCAACCCAGGGCCAGGACCTGCGGTACTGCCACCTGGCCAAGAAGTGGTACTGGTGGAACGGCAAATTCTGGGAGGTGGACGCCTCCGGAGAGGTGGAGCGCCGGGCCAAGCGGACGGTGGCGGGGATTTACCTGGAGGCTGGCCGGGAGCGGGATGGGGACCGGCGGAAGGCAATCTCGGGCCATGCCTTCCGGAGCGAGTCCCGGGACAAGATTCTCTCCATGATCCGGCTGGCCCAGAGCGAGCCCGGGGTGCCGGTGGCGCCGGGCGAGATGAACGCCAACCCCTGGCTTCTTACCTGCGCCAACGGCACGATAGACCTGACTACCGGGGAGCTGCGGGAGCACCGCCGGGAGGATCTGATCAGCCGCTATGCCCCGGTGGATTATGACCCCAAGGCGGATTATGAGCTGTGGGAGAAGTTCCTCTACCAGATCATGGATGTGTACGCCAAGCCGGCCTCGGCCGACCGTATGGTGGGGTTCCTGCAGCGCAGCCTGGGGTACAGCCTGACGGGGAGCTGCGAGGAGGAGTGCCTGTTCATGCTCTGGGGGGGTGGGGCCAACGGCAAGAGTACCCTGGTGAACACGGTGAGCCACATCCTGGGGGACTATGCCCGGAACACGCCGGTGGAGACCCTGCTCATCAAGAAGAGCGGAGGGGAGATCCCCACGGATGTGGCCCGGCTGGACGGGCCGCGCTTTGTCACCGCGGCGGAGGTGGACCGGGGCCGGCGTCTGGCCGAGAGCCTGGTGAAGGAACTCACCGGGCGGGATGTGGTGACAGCCCGGTTTCTCTATGCCGAGCACTTCGACTTTACGCCGCAATTCAAATTGTGGCTGAGCACCAACAATAAGCCGGTGATCAAGGGGGCGGACGATGCCATCTGGCGGCGGATCATGTTCGTCGAGTTTACGGTGCAGATCCCCAAGGAGGAGCGGGACAAGCGGCTGCGGGACAAGCTTGAGGCCGAGGGGGCCGGTATTTTAAACTGGATGGTCCAGGGCTGCCTGGCCTGGCAGCAGGGGGGGTTGGATGTGCCGGAGGAGGTCCTGGCGGCCACGGCCGACTATCGGGCCGAGATGGATGACCTCGCCGGTTTTCTGGCGGAGAAGTGTCTGTTGGGGCCGGGTCTGACAGCCACGGCCAGTGATCTCTATGCGGCCTATACCGCTTTCTGTGAGGATTCAGCCATGCGGGAGAAGGAGATCCTGAAGCAACAGAGCTTCGGCCGGTGCCTGGCAGAGCGGGGATTCAAGCGGGATCGGGGCACCGGCGGCCGCCGGTTCTGGCGTGGCGTTGGTTTGAAGACGGTTGAATGATGGGGGTAACTACAGTCACTATGCGTCACTCAATCGGTCACTAAGTAAGTGATTGAGATTATTATTAATAGCAACGGCGAGTGACGCAGTGACACAGAAAAAGGTAAATCGTTGCTCACTATATGACCCAGCTTCACTTTACTAAAATAAGAGTCACTGTGTCACTAAAGATAAGAATATGTAGAGATTAAAGGTATTTATATAGTGACGGTATGAGTGACTGATAGTGGCTGATTGAGTATAGAAATTGATAAGGCTATTTTCTTTACAAATAAGTTCGGGAGGCTGGATGTTATGAAAATTGTATATTCGTGGATCATGGTTGGATTACTGGGTTTGGTCCTCTTCTCACCGTTCACTTACAATGCCTACGTCTGGCACCAGATAGAGAAGCAGGCCCTGATTGCCGACCTGGTGGAAGGAATGCAAGTGTAAGCGGGTCCTTCCCGGACCCAAAAGTAATAAGGGTCCGAAGTCGCTGGGGTTTTTTACTTATGAAGGTTTTTTTGCATGTCGCCAAATGGCGGTTTGGGTTGAAATAGGACAAAAACGACATGGCGCATGAGGACACGATAGTTCGGGGAACGGTGCAGGTGGCGCTCCATTTTGGGGTGAGCCGGCGGACCGTCCAGCGGTGGTGCAAAGCCCCGACTTTCCCTAAACTGTCCGGCCGGCGCTTTGATCTTCTGCAAATTCGAGCCTGGTTGGATGCCAAGGACGGCAGGGAGCCGGCGGCGCCGGCGGGACGTGATCCCCGCCAGCCCGAGTTGCCGGTATCCCGGGGGAAGGACTTTCAGGAGGAACGGCTGAAACGGGCCCAGGCCGACCTGAAAGAGATGGAGGTGCGCCAGCGCCGGGGCGAACTGGTGGAGCTCCGGGTGGTGGAGCAGCTGTTTGTGGACCGGATTATGACGGTGCGCCAGGGTCTGGCGAGTTTATCCCGGTCCTTGCCGCCGCTTCTGGCTACCTGCGGTAACGAACGGGAGATGGAGGTGGTCATCGCCGACCGGGTTTGGAAGCTGCAGGAGGAGTTTGCCCGGCCATTGCCGGAAAACGTCGGTGGCGGCGGGGCAAGCGCCGGTTTAGAAATGGCGCAAGTGGCGGAATTCGCTTTTATAGATGATTTAAAAGAAAAGCCGGAGTGTCAGGAGTGAATAAAATAATGCCGCTCTTATCCCCCTGGTCTGCCGCCGAGCGCGCGGCCTGGGCTCCAGCCTCGCCGATTACGGTGAGCCAGTGGGCCGCGAAATACCGCGTCCTGCCGAAGTCGGCGGCTATCTCCGGGGCCTGGTCGAACCGGTTGGGGCCTTATGCCGTGGGAGTGATGGATTCATTTACCGATCCCCGGGTGGAATTCATCACCATCATGGCCTCGGTCCAGTCCATGAAGACCGAGTGCTCTTATAACATGCTGGGTTATGCGATTTGTGAGGACCCTGCCCCGGCGCTGGTGGTAATGCCGACCCTGGAACTGGGACACAAGGCCAACCGGCGGCTGCGCACTATGTTGCGGGTGAGTGAGGAGTTGGCGGGACATCTCACCGGCAACCCCGATGATCTGCGTATGAAGACCATAACCTTGGATCGGATGGATCTGAATTTTGCCACAGCCGGCAGTGAGGCGGATATGCAATTTGTGGAGGCGCGCTATCTCATCCTGGATGAAACCGACCTCTATCAACCCGGCACAGTAAAACAGGCCATCGACCGGACCACCACTTTTTGGAACCGCAAGGTGGTGACCCTAAGCCGGCCAACCATACCCGAGGGCCATATAAATACCGAGTATCAAAAGTCGGACCGGAGGAAATTCTGGGTACCCTGCCCCCGGTGCGGCGGTTACCAGGTGTTGGATTTTTGGCAGGTAAAGCACCGGGGCGAGGAACGGGGGAAGTGGCCGAAAGAGAAGCGCGGCAAAGATTATATTATTGATCGGCAAGTGGCGGTGTATGAGTGCAAATATTGCCTGGCAGAAATCGACAACCGGGAAAAAGGCGCCATGATGTTGGCCGGGAAATGGGTGTCGGAGGATTGCCATATCGACCGGGACGGTTCCACGGACCCGCCGGCGCCGGTGTCGCACGTCGGTTTTTGGTGGAATGCCTTGTATTCGCCCTTCTTGACCAGGACCTGGTCGCATGTGGCGGCGGAGTATTTCAGCGTCAAGGATAGCCCGGCCGACCACCGCAACTTCGTGAATCAGTGGCTGGCGGAGCCCTGGAAAGAGATCGTTCAGTCCCGTCCGGCCTCGGCTATTCTGGAATTGCGCACCAACCTGCCAGCACTGGTAGTACCGGAAGATACCCTGGCCCTAACCGCGGGCATCGACAGCCAGAAGCGGGGTTTTTGGGTGGTGATCCGGGCCTGGGTTTTGACTCAGGACGGCCTGCGAGCCTCCCATAAGATCAGGCATGGCTGGGTGGGGTCCTTCGGTGAGCTGGAGAAATGGCTCTTTGAGGATGTTTACCGCACCGAAACCGGCAGCATCGAGCATCGGATCTGGGCCGGGTTGATTGATACCGGCGGCGGCCTCATGGGAGAGGGCGAGGCCAACCTGACCGAGCAGGTCTATAACTGGCTGCGCCGATCCGGCCGGGGCCGGATCTTCGGCTCCAAGGGCAGTTCCAAGCCTTTGACCGGCGGGCGGTTGGCAATCCGGAGCAATATCGATTGCTACCCGAGCGGCAAGCCCTTGCCTGGGGGCTTGGTGCTGTGGCGATTGGATACCAACGCTTTGAAAGATTTTATCTGGGCGCGTATTGAAAACGGCCTATTCCATCTCGACGGCGGCCAGGACCCGTCGGCGAAAGAGATCGAGGCGCACGATTTATTGTACGCCGCGCACCTGTCGGCTGAGGTAAAGGAGCGCAATACAAAAGGGCACCTGGCCTGGACAGTGCAATATCAAAGGGACAACCACCTACTGGACTGCGAGGTCATGGCGGCCGGAGCAGCAGAGGCCTTAAATGTCTGGCTACTGCCGCGGCCCCAGGCCGCAAGCCCGGCCGCCAGTGCGATGGATAGCGAGCCGTTAAATCCCTTCACCGGCCGGTCCGAAGGCGATTGGCTGAGGAGTTGAGCCTTGACTGACGTGGTTTATTTCCTGACTCCGGATAAGTTCTACCAGCACCAGGAGCTGCGCTATTCCCTGCGGAGCCTGGAAAAGCACCTCGCCGGGGTGGGGCGGGTCTTCGTGGTGGGGGCGGCGATCGCCTGGCCCTGCCGGGGTCTGGTGCAGATACCCGAGTGCGATCCTTATGATCACAACAAGGATGCCAACATTATCCGCAAGATGCGGATCACCTGTAAGAATGCGGCGATCAGCGATCCGTTTCTCTTCGTCAATGATGACCATTTCTTTTCCCAGGACTGCCGGGCTGGGGAGTTCCCTTACTATCATCGGGGGGAGCTCAAGGCGCCGTTTGCCAGCCGGGAATACCCCCGGCGCCTGGCCAACACCCGGAACCTCCTGACGGCCCGGGGGCTGCCCACCCTGGATTATGACGTTCACACACCCATCTTGATCCACCAGGGACCGTTTTTGGAGGTCTTCGACGCTTGGGATTGGGCGGACCTGGAGGGACCCGGGGTGGTGATGAAGAGCGTTTATGGCAATTCCGTGCCGGAGATCGCCGCGGCGGGGGTTCATTTGCCTGATTGCAAGATGACAGTTAGGACCGGTGGCCGCCTGGACGGTTGGGTGGAAAGATTACGGGAACGGCCCTGCTGGTCCACCGGGAATTATATTCCCCGGTTGGTGTGGGAGATTTTGGAGAGCCTTTATCCTGAACCGTCGAAATATGAGGGCGAAACATGAAAGAAAAAATAATTGATCCAGCAATCCGCAATATCGTCGTCGGAGAAATCACCATCCCACTATCACAATTTCACCAGACCGTTAAAGACGCCCTGGTAACCACCATGGGGCTTTTGAGAATGATTGAAATCAGGACCAGGTTTAAGAGTGATTCGATATGCAGCCCTGGGTTTCAAAAAGCGGTTAAGGAGCTTGCCTCAGAGTCGTCGAGGTTTATTTCAGATGAACTTACCAAGTTGGTCATTGCACATGACGCCTGGATTTATGAAAGTGTAGTGCGCCGCGGGGTGGCGGCCTTGTTTGAGGGCAGGCTTCAATGACCCTGACCCACGCCATTATCATCCGCCTGTTCTTCGAGCCGGAAGACCCCCGGGCGGGTTGGCGGCTGGCTTTCTTCGAGGCCATGGCCCTGCCTTGCCTCCAGCGGCAGAGCTGCCCGGACTTCGAGATATGGATTCGGTGCCATCCGGCCCACCGGGAGCGCCTGGAGGCCCTGGACCCCCGGATACGGACCTTCCGGGACCAACCCCGGCGGGAAGACGCCGAGATCGGCCTGCTGGCCCTGGCCGCCCTGGCGGGGGACGGCGAGGACCTCCCCCGGGTGGATATCCAGACCCGGCACGATTCCGACGACCTGGTCAGCCGGCACTATGTGGCCCGCATCCGCAAGGAGGTGGAACGGGCGGGGCCGGGAGCGCCCCTGGTGGTGTCATTTCAGCCCTACAAACTGAATATTGCCACCCTGCGCCGCTACCGCATGAGCACCCGTTATCATGCCCGGCGCGGCTCCATGTTTCTCAGCCTCTACCAGCCCGACAAATCCGACTACCATTACATTTACGACTATAACCATCGCCTCATCTGGGAGGCCTTCCCCCGGGTGGTGACGGTGCCCGAGGGCTACTGTGACCTGGTGATTCACGGCGACAACTGCCACACCAAGATCGAGCGGCAAGACGAACCAATTTAAGGGGGGAGAGCATGTATCCAGGCAATGATATCCAAGGTTGGATGCGGCCCGAAGAGCTGCAGTGGCTGTTCAACATGGCCGGCCAGATGCAGAATATCGTGGAGGTCGGCTCCTGGAAAGGCCGGTCCACCCACGCCCTGCTGAGCGCCTGCCGCGGCCAGGTGACGGCGGTGGACACCTGGCAGACCGTCATCCAGGGCCACGACCCGGCCGAAGCCTGGGAGGATTTTCTCCGCCATGTCAGGGAATTTTCCAACCTGGTGGTCATCAAACTGCCGTCCCTGGCGGCCGCCGAAATGTTCCTGGACCGAACGGTGGATATGGTCTTCATCGACGCCGACCACAGTTACGAGGCGATTCGGGCCGATATTCTGGCCTGGCGGCCCAAGGTCCGCAAGCTCATTTGCGGCCACGACTACAAGAAATCCTGGCCCGGGGTGCAGCGGGCGGTGCAGGAAATCTTCGGCCGAGATATCGGGGTGATCAAAGGCATCTGGTTTCATCAAATCAAGGGGGCGAAATGAGCGTCTCCGTCTCCATCATGGCCCACCCGTCCCGGGCAGACTTCATTCCCTACATCTTCGAGAAACTGGGGCGGGAAGTGCCGGTGGCCTGGGATCAGATTTCCAACCGCTGGGATACCGGCCGTCGGGCCTGGCAGCTCCACGACCCCGCTGCCAGCCACCACCTGGTGCTCCAGGATGACGTTATCCTCTCCAGCGATCTGCTGGCGGCGCTGCCGAAGGTGATCGAGGCCGTGCCGGATCAACCGATCAGCCTGTTCGCCCGGAACAAAAAGCACTGGAATCCCCTGATTCAGAAGTGCCTGAATGACCGGCGCCGGGTCCGCTGGATGATTTTGCAGCGCCTCAACTGGGGCCCGGCGGTGTTGCTGCCCGCCGCCGACATCGCCCCCATGCTGGCCTGGGTGGATGAAAATTGCCACATGCCCAATTACGACGTGCGCATCGGCTATTGGTATCTGACCCAGGGCCGGCCGGTGTGGTACACCATGCCCTCCCTGGTGGACCACCGCATCGAGGGCGAGTCCCTGGTCTGGAATCTCCGGAGCCAGGCGGGGCGCTACGCCAAGTTCTTCATTGGGGAAGACAATTGCGGCGCCGACCTGCGATGGAAGGGCCAGGCCCTGGTGGAAGCCATTTCTCTGCAAACCTATTTAGACAAAACTGCGGCGATCAACGACAAATACCGGAGGTCCCAGACATGACGGCCTTTAGCCTCACCGGCAAGAAAAATATCTGCAATTTTCTGGGCCGTTCCTGGGCCATAGTGGAGCGCTGGATCAGAGAACGGGAGTTCCCGGCCCGCAAAATCGACGGGGTCTGGGAATCGGATTCGGAACTGATCACCGCCTGGCGGCGGAGTCAGATCAACGGTAATGGCCTGTCAGAGATCAACCCCGCAACCCTTACCGGGAACCCCCGCAAAAAACCTGTCAAGAGCAAAAGATGATGGTTTTGCGTATCTAATCTAGCCTCTCACGACCATATACGTATTTCGGCAAAAAACCGGGTGTATCCTCCCAGAAGAGGAACATCCGGTTTTTTTATTGCTTTTCAAAGGGTGCCCATGGCGCTGTACTCCTTAGCCGAAATCAAAGCCAAGATCGAAGCCTTAGACGGCCAGATCGCCAAGACCGAAACCAAACAGGCCTATACCTCCGGGGGCCCCGGGTCTAACGCCCATGAGGCCCGGGGCGATCTCCTGGCCATGTACAAGGAGCGGCAATACTGGCTGGCGGAGTATAAGAGCCAGGAGGCCCGGGAAGCCGACGGCAGCACTGCCTTCGTGCAGTTCGAGGGGCCCACATGACCCTCAACCCCCGGCAACTGGTGGACCACCTGGGCCGGCCGTTTCAGCCGCAAGCCTCATCCGGGTCGCGTTTCGAGGGCGCCCGGGCCAACCGGTTGATGATGGATTGGGTGATTTCCTCTCTGGGAACCAACCCGCTGCCCTGGGAACTGGACACCCTGCGGGACCGCTCCCGGGACCGGGCCCTGAATGACCCCATTGCCGCCTCCATTCCCCAAACCATCACCGTGAACGTGGTCGGCCCCGGCTTGCAGCCTCAAAGCCGCCTGCGGGCCGAGAAGCTGGGGATCTCCGAGGATGCGGCCGAGGAATTGCAGGCTCAGGCCGAAGCGGTCTTTGATCTCTGGCAGCCCCAGGCCGACGCCGCCGGCCGCCTCGACTTTGCTGAGGTTCAGGCCCTGGTCATGCGCAAGATCATCGAGGACGGGGAGATCCTGATCAACCTGCCGATGATTAAGGACAGCTTCCGGCCCCTGGGCCGGGCCCTGGAGATGGTGGCGGCGGACCGCCTGGCCACCCCCCTGGGCAAGCGCGGCCAGGGGATTTTTCAGGGCATCGAGTTGGGTGATGAACGCCAGGAGCCGCGGCGCTATTGGATTCGCAAGGCCCACAAGAATGTGGGGGATATGGAGCTGCCCAGCTTCGAGTTTTCCGGCATCCCGGCCCGGGACGGCCAGGGCCGGCCCTTGATCCTGCACATCTTCGCCACCCAACAGCCCGGCCAGGCCCGGGGGGTGCCCCATTTTGCCCCGGTACTGAAATATTTCAAGAACATGGCCGATTCCCTGGACGCCGAGGTGGTGGCCCAGAAGGTGGCGGCCTGCCTGTCGGCGGTGATCATCCGCTCTGATCCCACCATGAACACCTTTCCCACCGTCACCGACCCCGGCACCGGTAAGAAACTAGTCAAATTGGAGCCGGGGATGGTCCCGACCCTGGGTATCGGCGAAGATCTCAAGATCATCGACTTCAAGAAGGACGGCCAAACCTTCGACATTTTTCTAACTAAAGTCCTGCGCATCATCGGCAATGCCCTGGGCCTGCCCTACGAGCTGCTGCTCAAAGATTTCAGCAAGACCAATTACTCCTCCGCCCGGGCCGCTCTGCTGGAGGCCTGGCGGGGTTTTCTCTATTGGCGCAGTTGGCTGACCCGGAAACTTTGCCAGCCGGTCTGGGAGCTGGTCCTGGAAGAGGCTTATTTGCGGGGGCTGTTCCGGGTCCGGGACTTCTACGCCAATCGGGCGGAATATTGCCGGGCAGTGTGGATCGGCCCCGGCCGCGGCTGGGTGGACCCGGTGAAGGAGATTGTCGCCGCCAAGCTGGAGGAAGACTACAACTACGCCACCCTGGCCGATCAGTGCGCCTCCCAGGGCCGGGATTGGGAAGATGTCCTGAAACAAAAGGCCCGGGAGATGAAGCGCCGCAAAGAACTGGGGTTGCCGGAACCGCTGGCGGCCCAGGTGCAGGTGGTGGTGCCCCAAGAAACTACAGGAGAGCAGCCCAATGCCCCGCAATGAACAGATTTGCAAGACGATCTTAAACCGCCCCTGGGCCCTGCACCCCGGCAAGCTGGAGGAATTGGGCCTGTTCATCGAGCGCCGCCTGGCGGGGGACAAGCTGGAGTTCCCGGCAGCCGCAGCCACCAAGACCGGGGGTAAGGCAGAAGACGCTTATGAGGTCCGGGACGGGGTAGCCATCCTGCCGGTCTATGGCATCCTGGACAAGCGCATGAATATGTTCAGCCGCTTTTCCGGCGGCACCAGCACCGAACTGCTGGCCCGGGACTTCAGGCAGGCCCAGAATGATCCCCGGGTGCAGGCCATCCTGCTGGACGTGGATTCGCCGGGCGGGTCGGTGGACGGCACCAAGGAGTTGGCCGACCTGGTCCTGGCGGCTCGGGAGGGGGGCAAGCCGGTGGTGACCTATGCCAACGGCCTCATGGCCTCAGCGGCCTACTGGATCGGCGCCGGAGCTCATACCATCGTGGCCCCGGCCACGGCCGAGGTCGGCTCCATCGGCGTGGCCCTGATGCATTATGATTACTCGGTGGCGGACGCCATGGAGGGGGTCAAGCGCACCGTGATCACCGGCGGCAAATACAAGCGGATCGCCAGCGATGAAAAGCCCCTCTCCAAGGAAGGCCAGGAATATCTTCAGGGCATGGTGGACGATTATTACGCCCTGTTTGTGGAGGGAGTGGCCGCGGCCCGGGGGACTGATCCGGAGACGGTGCATGAGCGCATGGCCGACGGCCGTATCTTTGTGGGGAAGAAGGCCCTGAAGGCAGGGCTCATTGATCAAATTGGCAATTTTGACGATGCCCTGGCATTGGCCCGGGCGGAAGGAGGGGCCATGCCCAAGAATATCACGCAGGCGCAGTTGGCAGAGGGAAACCCGGAACTTTACGCCCTGATCAAGGCCGCGGGCGCCGGGGAAGTCACGCTGGAAACCATTTTGAAGGATCAGCCCCAGGCTGCGGACAAGCTCCGGGCCGAAGGCCGTGAGGCCGGGATCAAGCTGGAGCGGGAGCGGGCGGTGGAGATCCTGGAAGCCGCCGGCGTCAAAGGCCTCATCTTCGAGGCGGTGCAAAAGGGGCTGGAGGTCAAGGACGCCCTGAAGGCCTTCCTGGCCAACCAGGAGCAGATCAAGGCCGACGCCCTGGCGGCCCTGGTATCCCAGGCCCCGCCGGCGGTGGGGAGCGACCCGCCGCAGGTGGAGAGCCATACCGACCCGGGCGGCGACGCCCCCATCGAGACCCGGGCCAAGGCGGAATGGGACAAGGACCCGAAGCTGTGGACTGAATTCGGCGGCCACTTCGAGAGCTTCCTGGCCGGCAAGCGGGCCGAGGAAGCGGGCCTGGTCAAACGGATCAACAAGCAATAACCCGGCGGGGCCGGAATTATACAGCAGGAGAGGAGGCAATATGGCAGCAACGAAGAATGTGCCTTTGGTAGAGGAAACCGGCGACCGCAACCTGATTCCGGTGGCGAGCACGAAGCGCCTGTTCGAGGGGGCCATGGCCTTCCTGGATGCCAGCGGCTACGCCACCCCGACCCCCGGGTCGGTATTCGCGGGGCATGTGGTGGCGGAGGCGGACAACCGCACCGGCGGCAACGCCGCCAAATCGGTCAACCTGCGCTATGGGCGCTATTGCGCCCAGGTGGCCTTGCCCAGCGTGGCCATTACGGATGTGGGCGGCCCGGTTTACGCCACCGACGACAACACCTACGCCCTGACGGGCACCTACCAGGTGGGCAAGGTGAAACGGTACGTCAGCGCCAACGTGGCGGTGGTGGAATTCATCAGCCCGGAAATTGCGCCGGAGGTTTCGGCTTAGCGGCGTAGGCTTCCAGCCTGCGGTCCCTTTTCTTTTTAAGGAGGAATGGTCATGCCAGAAGTATTAGGATTTTCCAGCCGGGCTCTCATCGGCACTTTCTATCAGACCCTGGAGGCTGGCCTGGCCGGCTCCTGGATGCCTGATGTCTCCTTTCTGGTCAGCAGCCAGCAGAAAGTGGAACAGTATAAGTGGCTGGGCATGGCTCCGGCGGTGCGGGAGTGGATTGCCGGACGGCACCCCCAGGGACTGCGGGCCGACGCCTATTCCCTGGAGAACCTGAAGTTTGAAGCCAGCCTGGACATCGAAGTCGATGATCTGAACCGGGACAAGACCGGGCAGATCATGCTCCGGGTGCAGGAGATGGCGGACCGGGTTAACGAGCACTGGGAAGTGCTGGGCTCGGCGGCCCTGGCCCTGGGCGAATCGGCCCTGTGCTACGACGGCAAGCCGTTTTTTGCCGTCGATCACGAGGAAGGCAAATCCGGGGTGCAGCTCAACCTGCTGGCCGCGGCCCAGGTGTCGCAGTTGAACGTCAGCACGGCGGCGGCGCCGACGCCGGCGGAGATGGCCGCGGCCATCATGGGTTGTATCGCCTACCAGTATAACTATAAAGACGACCAGGGCATGCCCATGAACGGCCAGGCCCGGCAATTCCAGGTGCAGGTGCCGGTAAGTCTCTATGTCCCGGCCCTGGCGGCGGTCACGGCCCCGGTGTTGACCACCGCGGGCGGCGCCTCGGCCGATAACCTGCTGATGAAGGCTATGCAGGCTAAAGGCTTCATCGTCAATGTCGTGGTCAATCCGCTGTTGAACGACTGGACCGTCAATTTTGTGGTCCTGCGCACCGATGCCCGGGCTAAACCTCTGATCCGGCAGGAAGAGTACGGGGTCAAGATCAGCGCCAAGGCCGAGGGCTCGGAATACGAGCATGACACCGACCGGCACCAGTACGGCATCAAGGCCAGCCGGAACGTGGGCTTCGGCTACTGGCAGTACGCCCTGAAGGCGACCCTATCGTAGCACAGGCTTCCAGCCTGTGATCCTTGAAAAAGGAGCACTATGGCCAAAGACCCGGTCAAGACCCTGGAGGTCATCGAAAAGAACCTGGGCAAGCAGGTTGCCCAGGTCCTCAACGAGATGGCCTTCAGGATTCGGACCAGGACTGCAAGCCAGGAGTTTTTAAAATGGAAGAGCCGCCGCATCCCGGTGGTGGCGGAGAAGGCCAAGCCGGTGGGGGACCTGATGACGGCGACGGTGCGGGGGGCCAGTGGTTGGAAAGCAGGCGCCGTCCACATCGGCCCCCCGGGGTCCACCACCATCAAAGCCACTTCCGGCATGCTGGCTATCCCCACCGACTTTGCCCGCAGAGGCTCGAGGCCGAAGAGTTATGGCGGCACCCGGATCTTCGCCGGCATCATCTGGGGTAAGGCCGGTTGGGGCGGGGCCCGGACTGGCGGGGGCCTGCGCCAGCGCCGGGCGGCGGGGGAGAAGTTCGCCAAGGAAACTTTGGTTCCCTTGTTCATCCTCAAAAGCTCGATAGTGGTGCGGCGGCGGATCATACCCTCAGAACTGGTCCGCTGGATCAAGCCGCAGTTTCTGGCAGCCCTGAAAAGCGGCGGCCTTTTAAAAGCATAAGGATCACAGGTTACAAACCTGTGCCACTGAAAACTATGGCGGATACGGTTAAAACCACCCTTCTCAAGGCTATCGAGACCAGACTGGGAGAAATCACGGCCCTGGCCACGGTGAAGCGCTGGAAGGATATCCCCACCGACCTCAGCCTCTTGACCCTGCCCGCCGCCTTCTTTTGGGAGGAGGAGCAGCAGGAGGCCTACAATCGCCTCACCCTGGGCCGCCTGGATTTCTGGGTGGAAGTGTTTTTCAGCCTGGACCCGGAAGTTCCGGCCAGTTTCACCACCTTTAGCGAGACCGCGGAGGAGATAGCCGGGAAGATCAGCGGCTTGTTTGCGGCCCCGGGGGAGTTGCGGGCGGCGGGACTGGTCCAGGCCCTGCCCGCCGACAAGGTCGTCAAGGCGCGGTACAACAGCGACTATGGCGTCCTCTTTATGAGCTATCAATTGACGTATGCGCACGCCCGGGGCGATGCTGCCAGCCTGACCGTATAAGGAGAATTCAATGGAAAGCACCAATATTGCCGCCTTGACCATTCCTGGCGCGACCGTACTCTACTTTAACGACGGTACCGGGGAGCGTGACCTGGGCTACTTCGAGTCTCCCAACCTGGAGGTGGAGCCCAAAACCGAGGAACTGAAATACTACTCCAACCGCTCCGGCAAGCGCCGGGTGGCCAAGACCTGGTCCCTCCAGGAAGAGCTGATGATCCGCTTCAAGCTCAATTCCCCCATCCTGGAAAACCTCCAGGCCTTCTTCAAGGGGGACGCCCCCGAGGTGGTGGCTGGGGGTAACCGGTTCGCCATTGGGGCGTCCGGCTATATCGAGGGTGTGGCCCGCCTGGTCTGTACCCCTGCCCCCGGCATGGGTATGGCCTTCGAGATCCAGATCCCCAAATGCCAACTGAAGCCCAACGGCTCTTTTAATCTGGACGATAAAAAAGTGATGGAGTTGCCCATGATGCTCGAGGTCCTGGACAACTATCTGGCCACCCCGACCTATCCCTATGGCCGGGTCATCGTCTATGAGGATGAGGGGTCTGTATGAGCCCGAGCAAAAAAGCCAAGGCCCCGGATGAGATGACGGCGCTCCTGGCCGAGCCGCAGCGGGTCGGGAAGTACGAGGTCCGGGCCTGGACCGTGAAGCGCTTCGCCCTGGTCTACCCGCCGCTGCGCCGGATCATCGGCCAACTGGCGGCCCAGGGCCTCACCTGGGCCAACCTGGAGGGCTTTATCGGCGGGCAGTTGCTCGATTGCCTGCCGGCCATCCTGCCGGAGATTCCGCCGTTCCTGGCGGCCTCCCTGGATATCCCCCTGGAGGAGGCCGAGGACCTGGACGTGGCCACGGCCATGGCCCTGGTCCTGATAAATTTCTCGCAGAACCTGGAGCCCTTAAAAAACTTTTCGGCCCTGATTCCAAAGATCAGCCAGGGGATCGGGGCCTCCACCCCCTCGGCCTGACCCTCCTCATCGAGGACCTGGTCAGTCGGGGGCACCGTTACCAGGACCTGCTGGATGGCTACCCGGTGGTCCTGGTCCTGAACTTTCACCGGGCTGCCCGGCTCAACCGCCGGATGCTGGTGGCCGACCTGGCCGTGGGGGTCTCCCTGGGAATCCGGGACGCCTTCGTCAAGGAGGGTAAACTGGTGCAAGCCTGGGGCACAGAGCTGCAAGAAATACAACCGGCCCCCCCGGCCGCCGGCGCTGATCCGGCCTCTCCCCCCCTGGCCCCCTGGCTGAACCACCTGCCCGTCGTCAAGAGGAAACGTCATGTCTGAAGATCTGGGCACGATCATTGCCAAACTGACGGCGGACGCCAGTGACCTGAAAAGGGGTCTGGCCGAGGGCCGCCAGCAGTTGGCCTCCTTCCAGAGTGTGGTAGAGAGCGCCGGGGCCCGGATCACTCAGGTCTTGGCCTTCGCCGGGGTGGCGGTGGGAATTTACGAGATCGCCAGCGCCTTAAAGGAGTTTGCCGTCGCCGCCGCCCAGGCAGGAGCCCGGACCGAGACTCTGAACATTGCCATGGAGCAGGTGGGCAAGACTTACGGGGTGTCGGCGGCCTCCCTGAAGTTCTACGTGGATGAACTCAAGGGCGCCGGGATCACCACCCAGGAGTCGATGACTGCGGTCACCAAAGCGCTAACCACCGGTATTCCCTTAGACCAATTGAAGGACCTGGCTACCCGGGCGAGAGATATCGCCGTGGTAGCCGGGATCAACACCTCCGAAGCCTTGAACCGGATGATGCAAGGTATCATCTCCGGGGAACAGGAGACCCTGCGCCGTCTGATGATTCAGGTAGGGGGCTCGGAAGAGATTTATAAGCGTTATGCCGCTACTCTCGGGACCACGGCCGAGCAGCTTAATGCCGTGCAAAAAACCCAGGCCATGCTCAATGAGGTCATGCGGCTATCGGCGGGCTTTGCTGGCACCGCCGCGGCGGCCGATTCATCCGTAGGTAAGCAGCTCCAGTCAATGGCTCGGTTTGCCGAGGAGGCCAAAAACGCCCTCTGGGCCTTATTTGGCCCGGTGATGGGCGCCGCGGTACAGGAAATGACCCGGGCTTGGAAGGACTTGAAGACCTGGGCCGATGCGAATAAAGAAGCTCTCTATGATTGGGGGAACCAGATCGCCACCTGGTTGCATAGCGTGGCCAATGCCATGCGCTCGGTCGGGGAATTCATTGTTCAGAACCGTGAACTGGTTAAAAGCGCCTTGGAAATGGTCATTTTTACCAAGGCGGCTGGATGGGTAATATCTCTCGGGGCCGCGGCATATAGTGCAGGTGCGGGTTTGGCGGCTCTGGCCACCGGGGTTAAAACGGTACAAATCGCCATGCTCGGGTGGTTGCCTACTTTATTGGCGGTCGTTGGTGGCTTAGCCGCCTATGGCGCTTACCAGACCATCAAAAAACCCGCTTCCTTGGACCAGATGAGTTCTGAAGAAGCAGCGCTTTTGGGCCCGGCCCTGGTTCTGGCTGCGCCGAAAGAATCGGTTGACAAATTTGAGGGGTATGAAACTCCGCTGCCAGGCGGGGTCTTAGGATACAAATCTCCTGAAGAACGAAAAGCCCAGGCCGATAAGGAATCCAAAGCCGCCATTGATCAAGCGCTTCGGAATGCCCCTAAAACTCTTGGCAAGGGTGGTGGCGCTAAAGGCGGCGCCAAGGAAACCACCGACAACCTCCTGGCCTCCATGCTGGCGATGTACAAGACCAAGCGCGAGGCCGATTTACAGGACGCCCAGAACTCCCTGGACCTGCTCAAGACCGCCAACAGCCAGAAGCGGGCCGAACTGGAAAAGGATTTGGCGGCGCAGTTGATCGACGGGGAGACCTATTACCAGCGCCTCCAGGACCTGCAGCGGCAGGAGACCGACGCCGCCATTGCCATGATCGGCCAGAAACGCCAGGCCCAGCAGAAGGCCTATCAGGAGTCCCTGTCTGAGGTGGAGGCCGACCCCAAATTAAGCGATGAGGCCAAGCACATCGCCCGGCAGAAATTGGCGGCCGAAAACCGCAAGGCTATCTCCAAGCTGGACACCGAAGCGGCCCAGGCCCGGCTGGAGGGCGAGACCAAGATCACCGATGAGCTGCGGCGCCAGGTGGAGCTCAAGCGGCAGTATCAGGACACCACCGCGGGGATGAACATCGAGACGGCGCAACTGCTGGGGGCCATCACCGAGCAGGAAGCCATCCTGCAGCGGCTCAACCTGGAATGGAGAAAGAATAAAGAAGCCGCCCTGAATGCCGGGCTGGCTCCCGATAACCCGTTCTTTGCGGCGGGAGAAAAAAACCTGGAAGCCAAAAAGGGTGATGCCCTCTATGGCAACTACGCCTCGCAGATTACCCAGGGGCTTTCTTCCCTGGGCGACGCCCTCACAAGCGGCGGCCGGGATTTGATGCAGTCGGCCCACAGCGTCTTCAAGGGCCTGTTCGACACGGCCCTGAAGCCGGGCCTGGAACAGTTGAAAAACCTGCTGGTCAACGGCTTTAAGAGCCTGTTCGGAGAGGCCGGCAGTGCTATGTCCGGGGCGGTGATGGGGGCCATCGGCCTGGTCGGGATGATGCTGACCAGCGGCGGCGGCAAATCCTCTTTCACCTCTTCCGGGGTGCAGTCGGCGGTCACCGGCCACGAGGCCGTGCGAGGCATCATCGCCGGCGAGACCTCCCTGCCCATCGCCCAGATCGGGGTCAGCCTGGCCGATGCCCTGATTCCCACCAACGGCATCCTGAGCCAGATCGAGAGCAATACCCGGGGCGGCGGCGGCGGTGGGGGCGTGGGGGTCAATGTCAGCGTCGGGGATCTGGTCCCCCGGGTCAAAGAGGCCATTCAGCAGGTCATGGAAGAATATTTCCGGGACGTCTATATGCAGAGCAGCCGGGCCTAACAATGAACGATTTCTCTCAAGATCCAACGTGCAAGGCCCTCTGGCGGTTCGAGCCGGGGGCCTTGATTCATGATTCGATTGGCGCCAATCATCTTACGGAGGTGCAGGCCGGGGCCTCTGATCCGGTCAACTGCTGGGAAGGCAGCGGGTCGCTGGGCCAGGGCGCCGGCAATGCCCTGTACAAAATTGCCGATGCCGACTTGGGCGCCGGATTCCCGTTTAAATCCGATGGTCCCAATGTCGGGACCTTTGGCCTTTATTACCGCCGGACCAGCGATTTACCCACCACCTTCTTAGCCAAGTGGAGCAAGTATTGCTTCAATATAACTGAGACTGCGGGGTTCTTTGCCATTTTGATCGGCTTAGACGACACGAACTCTGAGGAGTGCGTCTTAACCCTCGGGAGCTCAGAGCCGCTACAAATGGCAGTGCCCTACTACCTGTGTATCAGGTTTGATGGCGAGAACAAGATTATCGATATCAGGTGCAGGAATATCAACACCGGGGACCGCACCTTCTTTACGTTTGCCTTTATCCATACGCTTAACATCTCGGATGGAGATTTTGAAGTAGCCTTGACCTCTGGCAATCTGGACGAATTGGTTATCTTTGATCGGCTGATCTCAGAAGAGGAAGAAGACCAGATTGTGGCGCAGACCTTCGGGGCGCCGCCGCCGTATCCGTACACCCCCGGTTTGCCTCTGTTAAGCGCCTCACGACACCCCATGATCAAGGCCGGCACCGCCTTGACCGCCACGGGCGACCAGGTGGGCCAGGCGGTGTATTGGGAGCTGGTTGCGTATGATGCAGCCACCGGGCGGGAAGGGGCGCCCCTGGGCTCCCTGATGTTCGACAAGACGATCACGGATGGGGCCAAGCATTGCAAGAACTACTATTTCGCCCCCAGCAACCCGGCCCTGGCCGGCAAGGTGGACCGGGTGAAGGCCAGGATCGCCCATGCTTGAGTTGATCTACACCAGCAGCAAATCAATTACAGGCGGGGCTGATCTGACTAAGTATCGCATGGGTTATGTGCGGACCTGGGACGCCATGATCTGCCATGATTGGAATGCCCCCTCCAAGGCTTCTAAACTGTTCCGGGACGGCGCCATGGCCCCGATGATGTCGCAACTACCGACGCTGGCGCTTCAGGCCCGGGTCGATGGTCGGCACTGCTGGATGAACACCTATACCGTGGGTGAGGATATTGGAAAATGGTGGGCTGCCGATGAAATCTCCGGCAACTACCACTATGACGACGTGTTGAGCGGGGCCTGGGTTCCCCCGACCGAGGCTTTCCGGCCGGGGCACTATGTCGATGATCGACGCGGCCTGATCCTCTACTCCTACGTCAACCGGAGACTGCATTTCATTGACCTGGTTACCGGCATCGAGACCACCTACATGACCTTGCCGGGCACTGGCACGATGTATGATCATCTGGCCTGGGCCGGAGAAGGATTGGTGATCGCCGTTGACTTCGAGGCCGGCAGGGTGGCCATGGTCGACTACGTGAACCTGCAGGTTCTTTGGACCAGCGTCATCCGGCCCTGCATCATGGCTGCGTATGACTGTCTGCACCGGCTGATTATTGCTGTAGAAAATGACCTCAAGGTCCGGGTCTACACCCTGGACCCGGTCCCCGCGGTGCTTACCAATCCGGCGTTCATCCCGGCCACCGACCAGCACCGGCTGGTCGGCAGCAAGGTCAAAACCCGGTTGACCGGGGATGATGGGGAGCCGTGCCCGGATTACTGGATTCATTGGAGCCTGCTCGGAACACCGAAAGGCGAACTGCTCAAGGAT